AAGTTCCATGATTGCTCCTTAAATTGGAAGTGGTGGTGCGGTAGTTCCCGCGATAGGCGCTGACATTGCTTCTCTCTGCCCCGGCGTAGCGCCACCCGCTTGTGGTAGAGACTGAATCATCTGAATGATTTCAGAAGGCATCAAGCGACGCGAATCAGACTCGCGCTCACCAAAGCGGCGAGTAATCTCAGCAATCACTTTCTCAATGGTCTTGGATTCTTCCGAACCCATATCGAAGGCGGCTAGTGCTTGTTGCATCATGTCTAGCGCCATCATGATATTTAGTCGCGCAGCTTCTTCTTCACCGCGCTTGGGTTCTGGCGTACTCATGGGACTTGCCATCGGCGCAGTGGTTTCCTCCTGCTCAAACGCAGGCGGGGTAGCTGGTTCGCCACCCATTCCCTGATCAGCCTTCATCAAGTCCATCATGTCCTGTGGTTTCACAGCCATTTGGCACTCCTATGTTGCGCGAACGATAGATATAAATTAACTATCGCGTCAACTAAAAAAAGGGGCAAAATGTTGCCCGTTGCTATTTTACTATCGACTGGTACTTCTGGTGCCGGTATTTCTACTAGCGCCTTTGAAGGCGTTACGGTTAAAGCTCATCGACGGTGGTTGCCGGGTTGATTGAATATCCCGCTGCGTCATGCGGGGCTGATCCCCACTTTTCAGCATGGACTGGGAGTTCATTGCGCCTGATCTTTGATCCATTACACGGCCCTCAGTTGCGGTTGTTCGGGTTGCTCTGGTGTCGCGCCTGCTGGTGCGCCACCTTGCGGTGCGGCAGGGGGCTGCATCATTTGCTGCATTGCTGCGGCAGCTTCCATTGCCTTGACCTCTTCCACCAGCCGATCCTTCATTGGCGGCTCGACCATCTCCAGCAAGCTGGCCTTGCCAATTGCGCCAGCATTGAACAGGCTAAATGCCAAGTCTCTGGCATCTTCCATGAAGATTGGCGAGTTGGAATGCGCATCTACTTTGACAACAAAGTCATTCGTGAACTGGGCGGCAATGAATTCGTTGCCATCTTCGTCACGGTAGCGCGTATCGTCATAGACCATCATCATCTTCAGATACAGCGTTGCAATTTTCTCAAGACTATCTTCAATGGTCAATGCGCGTTTCTTGGCGCGGGAAGAACCCAGTCGAGCAAGCTGCGAGGCATGGCCTTGGCTACGAACGCCAGTTTCGCCACGACCTGACAGTACGCTGGTAATGCCAGAGGCTTCAGCAAACATAGCGTCAATCTCACCGAGTTCGCGGAACAAGTCGTTTGGAATGTTTGGCGTGAACTCTTCTACTTTGGCGTTAGGCATATCAGACGCCACCATGCCGTTGGCACGATTAAGCGCAAACATCTTTTCATCCAAGATTCCTTGGAAACCAATGAACGCCTTGGGTGGGTTGACCTGCTTGTCCAGCAATTCGAGTATCTGTCCGGTTCGTTTATTACGCATCTCTTGCAAGAACACAAGACGCTGCGTTTCAGACTGACCATAGTAGTAATCGTATTGAGGCGATGGGCAGATTTGAACAAACGGCTGCTCACCTTGTAGGAATAGGCTCTTGGATGCACGATCATAGATTACGATGTCTGGATCAGCAATGGTGACGCAGACGTAATCATCTACCTTATCGTCGTATATCCAAAGCTCCCGCATTTTGACGGTAGGCTCTGCAATCTGTGGCGTGTACGTCATGTTTCCAGCCAGATTCATCTGCACGTTACCGTAGATCGTTGGATCAACCGCAGAAGTGACTAGACGCTCAACGCCTTCAGGGTACTTCTTGGTTTGTTGTTCAGCTAATGCAATGCGACTTAGGATTTCGTCGCGCTTTTCATGAGAGTAGAGGCGTGAGTAGAGTTCCGATTTGGTCATGTAGAACTCTTGCACCATTGCCTCTTGGCGGTCTGTGTACGGTGTGTCTTCGCGTAGCACGCCAAACACGCCGGGTTCCACCATGTATGGGTGGATACCATTGCGCCAGATTAGTTTGACAAAGGTGGAGTTGTAGCAAAACGCCCAGTTCAATGCCTGACCAAACACTTGGTCTGCGTTACTAGCAGTCCAGTAATCGTGCAATGCTTTGGTCAGTGCGGATATTTTCTTTTTAAACACTTCAGGCACAGACGCGCCGATCTTGATGGAGAAGCGCGTCGTGTCTGCCGAGTACATAAAGGCAGACAGTTGATCAATGTGCGGATAGATTTTATTGAAGTGTGCAGGCGGTGAGTTTTGATCAGCGCCGAACAGGTAGTAGGAGCGTAGGGTGGAGTATTGTGCTTGGCGCTCACCTTGAGACACCAGACACTTATTCATGATGTCAACGTAGAACGCTTGGCGATCAACTGGGTTCTCAGGAATTCTCATTTGATCTGTAAATTCTCATGGTCGGCAATGTAAGACCCCACTTTCGGGCCACTCAAATTCGTACCCGCTTGCTTGACCGCCTGCATTCCTGATACTGACTCACCCGCAATCGAGTTAAGGTTGTAGCCACCCAGTTCCGCAGGCGATCCCCAGCGGGGTGCGAACGGATTATTGGACGTGGCATGGCGCGGCGGTTGCGCCTCACCTTCTCTGGTCGATTTAATATCGCTCATCTTGAAGTCTAGCGCAAGTTGTTTTAGCGTTTTGTCATTATGTTTCGTTGCATCACTGGCAATTCCGACAGGTTGCAAGAACACTAACTGCACATCGGTGCAGCCGGAAGGACAAACTGCCTGCCGACTTTCAAAGTAGCCATGCACCGGACACTTGTAATCATGTAATACACTCATGTTAGCCCCTCACTTCTTTAACAAATGTGGTTTTGTATAATCGTACTTGTTAATGGGTTTAACGGACAAGCCAATTTTGCCGTTATTCATCTCCAGCGTGTAGCCACGCTTTAGCGTTTTGCCGAAATCCTTGGGTGGGTGGTAGTCCAGCTTCATCCTGCCAGCAATATCCATCCTCATTCCTGCCTCGCCGTTCTCCAAAGCCAGCAAAGCCTTGGAAATACGGCGCTGTGTAGTCTCAGAAACAGGCATTTTTAGCTCAAAAAAGGCCTTTTTCATGTTTCGATAGTCCACCCCTGCCATCTTCGCAAACTCAGCCATTGAGTAGCCTCTTTTGCGATTTAGCCGCATATTGTGCAGTCTAAGCTTGATTTCAGCGATGGAAAGTACCTTAATCATCAAAAACCCAGTGCTTTTAGGTAGTTTGACACCTGTTTTTGTACCTGAACCTGCCCACCATGCTCATTTTCGTCGGTTTTTGACTCTTTTTTGTCTCTAGTTACCCGATTTGCGATCAATCTAGGCTGTAATTGCTCTGCAAAAGCGGCTGTAGCCAGTGCTGAAGCAATCACACGGTCATCTTTTGACCTGCCAGCAGCGGCAATCGTGCCACCTTCGCGCACAATTCCCTTCATTTCATCAATGCACTCTTCCGAATACACCTTCAACATCCCGCGCTCGAAGTAATCCTTCAGGTAATTCAGCATTCGCTCCTTGGAAGAATGCGTTGTCACCCAACCAATACTGTTGCTAATGCCAAAACTGTCGTTTCTCCGCCATAGGTAATGCTGCATATTGCCTAAAACGTCGTTTAGGTGTCGGGCTTCCGACGCTGGCAACGACATGGCCTGCCTTCTTAGGTTCCTCATCTCGTTAATCACGGCCTGTCCGGGGCCGTTGACTTCCAAGTTCAGCAAGGAATTGCCATAAGCGCCAGCCAGATAGCAAATCACCCAAGCGAATTGGAAGGTATTTAACTCCGAGGTGGCAAACTCTGCAACCTGTTCCATGCCATCGGCATAGCAGCGGTACACCTGAATGCAGAATCTATCTGCCCAGTCCGACGATCCGTAGGCAGGATCAGCACCCACGACGTAGTAGGCGTTGGGTACAGGTTCCTCCCAAATCTTTAGCGTCGCTAATCGTTCGCTACTTTGGATTAGCGTGGTGTCTTGGAAGTTGGCACCCATGCTAAAGCGGTACGAAATGAAGGGTGAGCGTTTAGCTTCCTTCATGGCGTCGGTACAACGGGCGGTTGAGAAGAAGGAGGTTCCCGTCATCACAAAGGCGTAGTCCTCTGTGGGTGGGAATTCCTGATACATCAGGCCATCGTCTTTCAAACCTTCATGCAGCTTCCAGCGCCACCAAGCAATCTGCCGAGAGTTGATCTCGTAGTTGTACATCTTCTTGATGTCTTTCGTCCATTCCTTCTCTTCGGGCGAAAGTTTGCCATCCCAGTACACCTTATAGATGTCTGACTTGGGATCAGCCATGTACAACTGGTTACGCCACCAGCCACAGAAGATGGCTTTCTGTGTTCGCGCACGTTTGGCAGTTGTCCACATATCGTGGAACATATTGAAGCCTCGCGCCGTACTCTCAAACATATAGTAGCGAAGCGGGTTGGTTTCAGCCAAGGATGCCAAGAGCGACGCCAAGCCTTCCTCGTCGCCCCATGAAGACGTTTCCGTGCCATGCAAGAAGGTAATGCCCTTGCCTCGACCCAATCCACCTTTGGCTCTTGTACCTGCCACCTGATAGAACATCCGGCTTCTGTTTTGCAGTACCAACTGATTGCGGTTATGGCTCATCAGGGGAATCTTGTACTGCTTGGGCAGGCCATCCATGTACATAGACAGCGTACTTCTGAACTGCTCCCGGTTTTCTTCGGTATCCGTTGTTAGCGTTCCCTGCATACCGGGATGAATGAAGTGCCAGTAAAGATCAAGCGCCAAGGAAATGGTGGTAATACCAAGCTGACGCCCTTTCAATACCACAAAGAAATGGATGTCATCTTGCAGACCACGCGCTACCTCATCCATGACATAGGTTTGGGTGCCGAGCAAACGCTCACCCAAGGTAATCATGCCTTGTTCTTTGGACTCAATCCTTAACTGGCGGCAGAAGCGGTAGAAGCTCTTGCGATCAAACTGCATGGATGGTGTATCCGTAGTGCTGCTCGAACATGGCTTTGGCTTGCACTTCACCCATAATCTGCTGCATCTGCTCGTCCGTCAGTTTCCACAGCATCTCGCCGTTAGAGAGCAACTGTCTAAACCGACTGTGATGACCAAATATCTTGGTCGAGTTCATGCCATTGTGAATCGGGCCAAAGTGTTCAAAAGAAAAATACTTGGCAACGTCATCGGGCGCATACTTCATCCCCACCTTTTCTAAGGCGGGACGCATGAAGCAGGACAACTGCACATCCTCGTTGTTCAACATGGCTTCAGGAAAGTTACGGCGCATGATGCCATGCTTGGAAGGTGCTTCCAGAAACTTCTTACTACGCAGGCTAAACCCACCATTCTGGACAATCAAGGCACCTGTGTAGTCTTTCTTATCCATGCACCACTGATACATAGTGGAGAACTCACCATTGGGTAGCAAGGCGGCATGACTAGGGCCACCAATGTAGTCATAGTTGAACCAGTCATCATTCCAATTCTCAGCGTTCAACGCCCAACCATCGTGCTGCACAATCAAGGCGTAGTCAGTCTCAATGTAGTTGTGCAGGCTGTACATCACAAACTCGGAGTAAGCCTGATAGTCCAAGGGCGCACCAATAATCTTTTGGTGCATGAAGGTGATGTCTAACTCGGTGTTGGTAATCAAAAGCGACTTGCAGCCGGGCAAGGCCTCGGCAGTCTTTCTCAATGCTGGCAGCGCAACCTTTCCCCGACCATCGCCATAAATGGCAACCACTGTGATGTCTTCAAAACTGTTTTGTTTTACGTCGCTCATTGTCAAACCCCTCTAAGTTCCAATTAGCAATCCTGTACCGCGCCTCGTAGTCTTTAGCCACAGCCAATAACTCTTTCACGATTTCAGGGCGATACACCTCTTTCCACCTCGCAACCAACGCCCTCTTCTGTTTGGCATCCTGTGCGGCAATGGCATTCCTCATCTCATAGCGCAACATCTGGCGCGACAACAACAGTTCTTCCTGATAGCGATCAGGACTGTCCATCTGCCTTTTGCGCCAAAGTCTTGATCTCATGAATCTCCAATCCAAACACATCGTGGATTCCCAACATCAAGCTTGCACTGACCGGCAAATGCCCATGCCGTACCCGGCTGATATAACCCGACTGCACACCCAACTCCCGCGCCAACTCTCGGTCATTCCTTAACCCAAACCTATCCTTCAAATAATCCAACAAGGCGTGCGCCTTCTTTGCGTTCAACATAGCCCCTCCTATTCAATTCGCCATACCCGAATACCGTCACCTTCTCTACGGCACACAAACTTCCTCTCCAACCGCTTACCCCTAATTCGGTTGTAATTGCACAGCACATTCATATTCCCACCCGGCACAAAGAAACTCTCCCCCACCTGCAAAGCCTCATGCGGGTAGTTATGCCGAACCTTAACGTCAGGAATCGGTACATCGCTATCTATTTCATACATTCGCACCTCCGTTAATACAGTAAACCAACTGTAGCATAAATCGTAGGGAGGAAAACGTAAATTTCCTTGGGGCGGGGGAAACCAGAAAACGATTTTTACTTGGGGCGGGGAGCGAAATAGGGCGCGCAACCACGAAGGGTCAAGACCCATCGCGTTGCCACAAACATAACAAGACCAAGCCTATCGCCTGACCGTTTCCAATAGGTCAGACCTATGCCCTTGTCATAACGTCAATTGCATGAATGGCACAATTAACCCTTTATCAATTGACCGATAGACAATATTGCATAAGAAATAACCCTATTGCCCCTTGTTAATAAATATACAAGGGAGCGAGGATTGACAATATACCAATTATCACCCGAGCAACTATCCCTAATAGATTACGTATATACCTATATACAAGCCAATAAAAAAATATATTCATATATATATATATGTACCACTTGAGTTAATGCATACACTCATATATATTTACACCCATGCACTCAGTGCATATTCCTAACTAAGCAAAGGGGCATAACATGAAAGCAATCGAAAAAGTAGCAGCAGCAATACTGATTCTCGGCGGTCTTTACATGGTTGGCGTGATTGCTTTGGCATTCACTTATCACACTCTAAAAGCTTTGGGCTTGTAATCATCAAACCGCTTGCCGGAGCGTATCCGGCTTTCCTAACCTAACAGGGGCATCAAATGAAAGATTCCACAGTATTTATCCTGCTCTCAGTCCTCATCAACATCTGGACTGTATTCGCTGTCATTACCGGCACGCCGATTGTTCTCTGCGCATTCCTATGCTTTGCCGGTGCCGCTTCAATGGGTTTCGGTTTTTACAATCTCGCAAACTACAACTAAGGGGCGAATCATGCAAACACCAAGCAAAGACAGCATCAAGTGGCAGGAGGGGCGTTTCTACCTTGTACGTCACTCCAGCTATAACGGCGGCAGCACTGAGCGTGTTTCATGGCGCGTGTGCGAAAAGCTAAAAGATTCGCTTTGGCGCTTAGACCGCGAATACAACAGCAAGCGTGATGCAATGAATTGGCTTTTCGTTCTTGCCAAAGTTTAATAATTAATCCTAACAGGGGCTCATCATGAAAATCGACATTGCACAGCAAATCACAGACCGCATCATTTCCGAGCTAGAAAAAGGGGCAACCCCTTGGGTTAAACCTTGGCGCTACCTAAAACAGCAGCCGGGGCAGGGGATGCCATTCAATCCGGCTTCTGGCACTGTTTACAGGGGCATCAATCATTTTTGGCTGTCAATGCAACCCTTTGCCATTCCCTATTACGTCACGTTCAAACAGGCACAGCAACTAGGTGGCACTGTACTCGCTGATCAGAAGGGTACACCGGTGGTGTACTGGAATGTTCACCGTAAGGAAACAATCGGCGATAAGGGCGAATCTGTTACCAGTGCCTATGCCTTCATCAAGCATTACTATGTTTTCAACATTGAACAATGCGAAGGAATTGAACTGCCTGCTATGCCTGAAATACCGGCAGTTGACTGGGATGCCTGCGCTGAAGCGGATTCAATCGTTACTCGCTTGCAATTGTCAGGCGGATTAACTCATGCCGGTGATTCTGCCTATTACCGGCCTAGCACTGACGCCATTGTGATGCCACCACAAGCGGCATTTGATACACGCGAAAATTACTATGCAACCTTATTGCACGAATCAGTCCATGCTTCAGGCCATGAAAAGCGATTGAAGCGAATCACTCCAGCCAGATTCGGCAGTGAAAACTATGCTTTCGAGGAATTAGTTGCAGAATTAGGCGCTGCTATGCTTTGCGCAAAATGCGGCATTAACGGAGATTTGCGGCACGCTGGATACATTGAGAATTGGCTACAGGCCTTGCGCAACGATAAGAAATTTATCTTATCTGCTGCAGCAAAAGCGCAAAACGCGCTTGATTATCTAACGGGTGAACAAGTGAATGAGACTGAACAAGTAACGGAAGCAATAGCGGCATAAAACCTGACTGAAAGCCCTTTTCGGAGGGTTTTCGGGCACGCTTTGTGCCATTTCCTAAACTCTAAGGGGCAAGCAATGAAACAAACTATTTTCGAGTTCATTTTAGGCATTATTGCTTTTCTGTACTTATGGGCTTTTTTTTTCGTTCTAATGTCATTCTAAGGGGCTACCAATGAGCAACCAGTTACCCGATAAAATTTCAATCAGTTGGCATTTCACCGACATTCAGGAAATTGACGATTCGCTAACCAATGATGAAGCCCGTGAAGTTTTGCGATTGCTTGCCAAATATCACGATTGCAATATTGGCATCAATTGGGAAGTTATCAGGGCTACCATTGAAGTTTTCAGACAATTTCAAGCGGTAACAGAATAAAGCCCTTTTAAGCCGTTTTCCCCTCAGCCGGTACTCTGTACCGGCTTTTTTATTTCCTAGCCTTGTAGCGCGTTTTAATGCATTCTAGGGGCATTCCTACACTTGCCAGTCAATCCGCTTTTCAAAAACCCCCTATGCAAAACTCAACCCTAGCTTGTTTGGCAACAAATGCAGGTTCATTCCTTTGACATTTGAATCCTGTAAAAAAATCGGAAATCATGTTTCCAAATTGACA